CCCCTGCCGCCGCCTCTCCCGCCTATTCGGCCGCCCCCTCTGCCGCCGCCACTGCCGCCCCTGCCGCCTCTGCCGCCGCCTCTGCCACCGCCTCTGCCGCCGCCTCTGCCGCCTCTGCTGAGCGGTCTTGTCCGGACAGCCAATTATTTGCCCATTCCTCAAATGACTCATCGTGGTAGACTTTAAGGGCACAGTAGATAGCAAACCGCACTCGTTGCTCTGTTGTGATAACAGGTGCTTCAATCTGCCTAATGGTGGTACATTGTTTCACTCCCACCTTCAATTTGTCATTCACTACCACTTTTCCAACCCTGCACTCCCACAGGTTATACTTTTTGAAGTCGGCATGGACAGGATTGAACATCACCGCTTTAAGAGGGTGGTCATAAACATGAATGACGTCTTTTGAACACAGGGTGTTTCCGTCTCCTGTGGCTCTATAAGTGACGCCTTCTCCCCACTGAGTACCACCGAATGTTCGGTTATTCTTGTCTGTGAGCTTACAGTATTTCACTTCTCCTCCTTCATTTCTTGTAGTAGGACTATAGCCGGGCCTTTAGGCCGTGTCTCTCCCTTGACCCACCGATAGACAGTGTTCGGGGCAACGCCGAGTATTCCCGCCAACTGCTTATAGTTTACGTGTTGCTTGGCGCACACCTCATTGATTAGTTGTTCTATTTCAGTCATTCTTCACTCCTTTTTAGTTTCATCTTTTACTAGGGCAAAATACTCTTTATCTGTCTTCTTATTTAATATATCGTGTTGCCAACCATAATGTTTTGTGAGGTGACAATGCTTCCCACAAATAGTACAAATTCCCTTAGCTAGTATCATTCTCCCCTCCTTCCCTGACGTTTGCCTTGCTGGTTTGGCTTATCTAATTTCTGTGGGGAGCAATCCACACTTACCAGTTCCAACCCTCACGATGCTCAACTGAGGGGATGTGCTCTCAACACCACCAGCAAGGCAAGTGGTCAAGGTATCTGGCTAGTTATTTGAAGTCGTCTACTATTTTGTGGCATAGTTTTAGCAATTCCTCCCTTGCCCTGATTTCGTCTTCGTTTTCTTCGTCCTCTGGGTGTTCCCAATTCTCGTAGCAATCCCTCAGATCTGGCAAGGTGTTTCTAAATCTACAATAACTCGTATTACTCATAATTATTCTCCTTCCCTGATGTTTGCCTTGCTTACCCTATCGGCAAAGGCTCTAGCTCTCTTCTCTCGCCCATAAGGGACTTTATCAAAATTATACCAATCCTTGAAATGGCTTAACTCGTGGGCAAACGTGTGAGCTATATCCTCCATAGTAGTGTGGGCAAAGATGTAGAGTTTGATGTATCCTCTAACCGGTATTTCCTTACCCTTGCGGTATATTCGTATAGCACTGGGATAGATTCTACCTCGGGCAAGGCTGCGCTTTGCATTGTTGACCACGATATAGAGGCCGTCCTTACCCTTCAGCCATGTCCTTGACTCTCCCATTGGTGCCGTCTTGAGAACCTGGCTAAATAGCTTCTTCAGTTCAGGAGTAGGTATCCTTGACGTATTCTCTATCCTCATCTTGCCCTCCTTTCTCTAATCTCCTTTATTATCATCTGTTTACATAATAACACACTTACCATCATTTGTCAATACCTTTACCTTACATAATGCGATTATTTTTGTAATATTTTTCTTGCCTCAGAATTACCCTCTAAAAGTGTGCTATAATACAATACGTAGTGGTTAGAGAAGAAGGGGGTACTATATGTAGTATGGATTCTTATCGGTATATGTGTGACGACTTAGAGAGGGCTGCATTAAATCGAAGCATCATCTCTAACAAACTATTTATCTGGGCATATCTCCAGGTAGAGGCATGGCTAGCTGATAATTCTGTTACTGATTTACCCTACTGGGCTTACAGTGAAGGATTAGTTCAGGAGCGTGCAAAGGTTAGAGCTGGCAGGAAAGGTGGTATTGCCAGAGCTGCTAAAATGACATCGGGAGATCGTAGCGAATCAGCTAGAAAAGCGTCTCGTAAAAGATGGGATGCGTAGCAGACCGTATAATATAAGGGTGGAGGTATAATGACCCATCCATGACACCCGGCAGTTCCGAGTAAACGGACATTTAACGCCGGGTAGAGAGGCCCCTCTGAGAGGTTTAGATATGAAACTATTCAAGCGCAAAGACTCTGTAATACCAGAAGAGAAATATAGCCTACCCAAAGAGCCTAAACAGATTACGAGCTCATGGGTTGTTGGTCATAGCACGATGTTTTATTGGCATCTTGACTGGATTCACTTACATGAACTCTGGCAGAAACAGCCTTATATAATCCATCTGAACTGAGAGGGGGCGAGAAAAACCAGCGGAGAAGGTTACGAACCGATGGCGATGACCCCTGAGAGTAGAAGGAATAGCTGCATACTCTTGGGGTGAGAGCAAGCCGGGCTCTGTAATCGAAATACGGGAAGCTGTAGACCGTAGCCTGGTTAAGGCAATGAGCCAATTGCTTGTGGTGGAAAGACACCTGCCCCCTTGTTTATTAAAATGAAACTAACACAGAAGCAGGAGAAATACGCATATAACATATTTGCGGGTATGTCGCAGAGAGAGGCTTACAAACAGGCTGGATACTCTGTAAACTACCCTATAGCTCATGTTGACCGTAACGCTTCTGTTTTAGCCAATTCTACAAAGATACTACAAAGACTAAACGAACTTAATAGTCAAGTTGAATCTTCTGGTATTATGGCAGTCCAGGAACGTAAGGAACGCCTCTCGGAAATCGCCAGGGGCAACTTAACCGATTATCAAGAAGCTGGGCTGGACGGTTCAGGTTATATCTCGATCACTAAAGACTCTCCCAATACAGCAGCCATAGCACAGATAGAATCAGCTACCAAGTTCGATGAGAACGGGAATACCGGGACGCTGTTTACTAAGATAAAACTGCATAATCCAGTTCCGGCTATCGACCTCTTAAATAAGATGGATAAGATTTACACTGAAGGAACGACTGTTAATATAGACAACCGAAAACAAGAGGTTAAATTTGTCAACTTTGACGCAAAGGAAGTCGCCAGAACAATTATCGAAGCCGAACGACTCGGAATATCACCAGAACTACTCGGGGGCATTAGCGAGGGTGAGGCTTCCGATATACTGCCCTCACACGCCGACCTTTAAGCAGTTATTATTTTTAGCACTTAACACAGAAGAGGGATTTTACGGTGGAGCTGCTGGTGGTGGTAAATCAGACGCTCTCTTAATGGCAGCCTTACAATATGTTGATGAGCCTGATTATGCCGCTCTATTATTAAGGCGAACATTCAAAGCCCTAACTCTACCCGAAGCTCTATTAGACCGCTCTCGAATGTGGTTGCTGGGAAATGCCAAATGGGTGAATGAAAGCAACTCTTGGTTATTCCCTTCAGATGCTAAGCTAGTATTCGGCTATCTGGAGAATGATAAAGACGTAGAGCAGTATCAATCGGCAGCTTTTCAGTTTATCGGCTTTGACGAGCTAACTCAATTCACAGAGTATCAATACCGCTATATGCACTCTAGGGCAAGGCGGTTAAAAGATTCGCAAATCCCGATACGGGTTCGAGGAGCTTCTAACCCTGGCAGTATAGGGCATGAGTGGGTAAAACAGCGATTCATTGTTGAGGGGAAGGATTATAATCGACCCTTCATACCGGCTACTCTTGGGGATAATCCTCACCTTGATAGGGAATCGTATGTCAAGAGCCTGAATAATCTTGACCCAATTACTCGGTTAAGGCTTCTGAATGGCGACTGGTCGGCACGCCAGGAAGGTAATAAGTTCAAACGGGAATGGTTTGAAATTGTTGACGATTACCCTGCTGATTGTGAGCTGGTTAGATTCTGGGACTTAGCTGCTACAGAAGCTAAGAAAGGCAAAGACCCTGATTGGACTTCAGGTTGTTTGTTGGGTAAATCAAGAAACAACACGCTCTATATCATAGATGTTAAGCGATTGAGGGGAACGCCTGGGGCAGTCCAGAATCTAGTTAAACAGACAGCACAAATAGACGGCAATATCCCTATACGGATGGAACAAGAGCCTGGTAGTTCAGGTGTCAATACGATAGACCATTACAGGCGCAATGTTTTAATGGGTTGGGATTTTAAGGGCAAGCCTTCAACTGGGAACAAGGAAGTGAGGGCTAATCCTGTTAGCTCGCAGGCCGAGGCGAGTAACATTAAGTTGGTAAGAGGCAATTGGATTAACGAGTTTTTAGATGAAGCCGAAGCCTTCCCTCAAGGGGCGCATGATGACCAGATTGACAGTTTGTCAGGTGCGTTTAGGGAGTTGGTCTTACCTGAAGAAGTAGAACGGGAAGAGATAATTATATTCGATTCGATGAAGGCGTTTGGACTGGATAGGATTTAGTTGTTTAATTTCTCAATAAATAAGATTATGCTTTCCAAACAACTTGTATCAAATACTGCTGGTGCATCAGTAAACATTACATATCGCTTCCAGCGTGGATAATAAGCTACACAAGCTATTTCAGAATTACTTTTTGTATTAACGATTGCATATGCTGGTTTATTCTTAATCTTGTATATCTCTTTAGCGTGAATATATTTATTGTTTATATTTAGCATTTACTCTCTTTGTATTTTAGTTGCCATAACTTGATAGCATCATCTAAATATTCAGATTCAACTGTTACACCTTGAGATGTTATCCGGTAGCCTTGCCCCCACGATTCATAGTTATGGTATGGGTAAGTGTTAAACAATTCAAATCCACCTATAATTTCAATAGTGGCTAAAACTGTTTTATGGCTTGGCGTATTAGTGGGGTTGGCGGGGAATGTTCTGCGTATAGCTACATCAATAGGGACTATTTCGGAGAAGTTTCTTTTTGTTTTCATACTTTCACCTCCAATCTAAATCATAACCCATATCACACAGTTTGTCAAGAGGAGTCATAATGGCGACTTTAGAAGAATTTGATACGATATTAAAAGAGGCAACCACACAAGTTGAGGCTGCTTTATCCCTAGAGGATTCAGGTTGGATAAACCTATCTGCCGGTACTGAAGTTATCCCTGCTGCCAGTCGCAAGGCTACAGTCCAGGAAGCCCGGCTTTATGGGCTGAAAGACCCTCTAGCCAAGCGAGCGGTGGCTCTTATGACCGATTATAGTTTCGGAGGCGGGATAGCATGGAATGCCGAGGACAAGAAGGCTGACATGGTTCTATCCGACTTTTGGTATGCGCCATATAATAAAGCCATGTTTTCTTCCAAAGGGCAGCGCAAATCCTCTGATAAACTTTTAATAGATGGTGAGATATTCTTCGCTGTATTTCTGGGTAAGAACACTACGATTCGCCGGATAGACCCATTAGAGATAACCGAGTTTATCACTGACCCCGATGACCTTGAAAATGTGAGGTATTTTAAACGGGAATGGGCTGATGCTCAGAGTAGAACTCACGAAGACTATTATTGCTCATTTGCCAATATCAAAAATAAAGCCTGCTTGGATTCTCTAGGAGTTTCTCACCAAAAGACACAAGAAGCGTTAGTCTATCATCTGGCGATTAACGACCTTCACCAGAGAGGTAATTCGTATCTCCTTCCAGCCCTTGAGTGGATTAAGCTGTATAGAAAATTCCTTGCGTCCAGAGTAGCGGTCATGCTAGCTCTGGCAAGGTTTGCCTGGAAAGTCAAAATACAAGGCGGGTCAACTGCTGTAGATAATGTCAAGTCCACCTACGATGAAGAGGAGATAAAAGCAGGTTCAACAAGTATCGAGAATCAAGGGGCGGACTTAACCCCCATTAAAACAGATTCTGGTGCATCCCAAGCGTATCAGGACGGTAGGCAACTTAAATTACAAGTCTCTGCCGGTACGGGCTTCCCTGAGCAATATTTTGGTGATATTTCAATAGGCAATCTGGCAACTGCTAAGACGGTTGAATTACCTGTCCAAAAGATGATTGAATCCTATCAGGCTGTATGGCAGGATACCTTCGAGGATATTTATGAGCTGGTGTTGACTTATAACGGGGTTTCGGGTGACGCTCTGTATGTGGACTTGGACTTCCCTGCTGTTACTGAGGAATCGGCAGCGGTCATGTCTCAATCTATTATGCAGATGGTGCAGACATTTCCTCGATTAGCAGACTCTAATGATGTATTACAACAGGCTCTTATGACGCTAGGAATTAAGAACACCAACGAAGTTATCGAGCAATTGGACAAAGTAGCGAATGAAAGTAAGAGTGACCCTAACGTGGCTTTGAGTAAGGCACTGCGAAGCTTTAGAGAATCTATTAAGGGGTAAACAATGGAATGTCCTAGTTGCAATGGTCTTGGTTACATTGAGTATTACCATGGGTTAGCAAGGCTACACTGTAAAGCATGTAGAGGAACGGGAGTAGATGACCCAAGAATCAAACGAACTTCTGAACGAACTATCGGAGACAATCAAGGCGTTGGAATCGGAAATACCAGCAAACCCCGCAGCTCCGAAAAACGAACGTATAGAAAAAGGGCTAGAAAAGTCGCTTAGGTCTTACTTCAAGCACCTGGATGATGCTGTTGAATGGAATGAACTTGAGAGAATCTATTACAGACAATCGACCTTATGATTTTTGGTATATTCGTCTGTATTGCTTTCATCAATATAAATCTTGTCCACTTCCCATTCCTCGATATAATATACATCAGGGAATATTTTTTTACCCTGTAATTCTTTGCGATATTGAACCGCCTTTCCCTTACTATCAAATATCCCTCTCAGGATAATACATAAGTCAAACCCCGATTGGTCTTCTTGCACTACATAAACAATCATATGTTTACCTTCACATTAACAATATAAACTAATAAGTTTCATTTGTCAAGAGGTAAAATGGCACTTAACGAAGATATTAACGATTTTATTGACCCTATCCTTGCTATGTTCCATACAGAACTTGAATTGCAGATTCAAGGGCACCTGGTAAAGACATATCTGGTAGGTTCAGCCCAAATGACTTCTTGGGGCAGGACTAAACTAAAAGGTTTGCCCATTTTATACGAAGGCCCGCCCATGCAGGAAGCAGTTAATTACGCATCCAAACATACAGCCACCCTTATTAAAGGTTTGAATGAAGAGACTGCTGATAGAATGAGAACCACTATTGCAAATGCCATCAAAGAAAAACGAGGTACAGACGAACTAGCTAGAGATATACGGAAACAGTTTGATAATATGTCTAGGGTGAGAAGTCAGACTATAGCTAGAACAGAAACCGCCGATGCACTAGAGCAATCTTTTATGGACAGGTCAAAGGCTATGGGGGTTACTGGTAAAGAGTGGGTAGTTGTCGAGCCCTGCCCTATCTGTGAAGCTAATAGAAATGCTGGTGTAATACCAATCAATGACTTATTCCCTGGTGGACACTTGAGGCCACCCGCCCATCCGAATTGCCATTGTGCCCTTGCGCCAGTGATGTTAGAGGATTAAATAAGCAGTGATTCTCTTGCCATTAAATAGTCTTTTACAGGGCAGCCCCAATAACGCCTGAAATAATAACAGGATACATGGTAGGTTGTGCCTTTATGGAAACGCCTTAATTCTGCACCGTTGTTTGTTTTAACAAATCTACCAAACGGGAAAGGCGGTTCTGAGAATATAAATTCTAAATCAACCATCTTTTCCCCTGGTTCAAAGGGTCTGTCGCAGATTATACATTTATCATCTAAATCTACTTTAATCATAGTTTTATATTAACACTTGGTGAATAGTTTGTCAAGAGGTAATCAAATGCCGTACACAATGGAAAATCCCCCTGAGAAAATAAAGGATATGCCTAAACATGCCCAAGAGATATTTGTTAGTGCCTTTAACGCTGCCCTAAAGCAATACAAAGACGAAGGGAAGGCAAACGCTACGGCTTATGCTGCCGTTAAGACTAAATATAAGCAGGATAATGAAGGGAACTGGGTAGCTAAGGAATCGGAGGTGTCTATGGATGATTTACAAACTATTTATTCAGAGTTGATTCAGGAACAAGGTAAGCGCAATGCCTCCGTTGATTCAACCAGGATTAAAAAGATTATGGAACTCTGCCAGGAGTTGTTAGACAAAGAGCCTTCTGAAGAAGAAACCGAAGAGGCCATAAAAGAAGCTAACAAATGCCTGGAATGGCTGAAACTTCAAGAGGTTATGAAAACCGATGATGGAGAGAAGTTCCCTGCGCAGGCGTATGCGTACGTGCCCGACTCTGAAAAACCCTCCGAATGGAGGTTAAGATTGTGGGAGAATTCCACCCTAAAAGTTACCCGTAAACAATTAGGGGCTGCTGCTGCTGCCCTTTCGCCCGGTGGATTTCGAGGGCAGAGGGTAGACATCCCGAAGGGAGATTTGCCTGCTGTCAAAAGGAAGATACGGGCTGAATATAGAAAACTAGATGTGGAGGATGAAGATATGCCGAAATGGGTTAAAGAATCTGAGACTAGAGATATACTAAGCAATTATGTTTCGCTGGAAGAAGCGGTGGTTGGGGCTAAGGGTATCGCTAAAGTGGTGATTATCAAGCCTGGGTTTGGCAATCCTGTTGACAATCACTATTACCCCGTTGAAACACTTTCAAGGGACTTTGCAACCTTTGAAGGTACGAAGATGTATGCCGACCACCAGACAGAAGCAGAGGAAAAGTCCCGTCCAGAAGGGTCGATACGGCAATGGGTAGCCAGTCTAAAGAATGTTAGATTTGAAGAAGGCGTGGGTATAGTTGGTGATGCTGTGATTATCGAGCCATGGTTACAATCGAAGCTAGCCACACTGAGAGACCAAAAACTATTGAGTGAAATGGGTATCTCAATAAGGGCTGCTGGTGTTGGTACTAGAGGCAAGATTGACGGCAAAGATACCAACGTTGTTGAACGCATTACGAGAGTCCGCTCTGTGGATTTCGTTACCGAAGCTGGTGCTGGCGGAGGCGTTTTACTATATGAACATGAAAAGGAATTCGATATTGACGTGGTTACAATCGAAGCTCTAAAAGAGAGACGGCCAGACCTCGTTAAACTTATTGAGACGGAAACTCGAAATATTACTCTTAAGGAGGCTAAACAAATGGGTGAAATGGAAGACAAGGTTAAGGAACTGGAGGGAAATGTTGAAACCCTCACAACCGAACGGGACGAGCTCAAGACTAAATTCGAGGAGGCGAAAAAGGCGCAGAGGATAGCTGAAGCTAAGTCTGTAATAGACGAAGCTATAAGCAAGTCTGAACTGCCTGAAGCTGCTAAGACAAGGATAGTTGAAAGGTTCAAGGATTTTGAGGCTTCAGATGGAGTCGAGGACGCTATCAAAGCGGAAACGGATTATATTGCAGCACTCAAGGAATCGGGCAGACCCAAAGATATGGGTGGTAGCCAGCCTGATAAAGACAAGGTAAAAAGTGGGCTTGTTGAGGCATTCCAGAGGTTGGGTATGAATGAGGCACAGGCTAAAGAAGCTGCTGGAGTGGTTTAATGAAATCAGTTAAAGAGGTTATTGCAGAGAAAATAAAAACTCAAGAGGATAGGGTAGCTCTGCGTGAATCTATTCGGCTAAAGGTAGTTCAACGAGCAAAGAAGGTGAAAGATGGTAGATGACCCAACAACTGATACATCTAATCCCTATTACAACATTTATCGAAGCGCAGGGGATGAAATATCCTCAACCTTTGAGGGGCGGCACGTTCAGGTTTTAGAATCTGATTTGGTACATCCTGCTCATGCTGACGGCTTGGTTGATAAAGGCGACCCTGTAGCCCTGTTTGATGGCGTGGGGGTAGCCCTAAAATCGGCACAAGCGGCAACGGACATAATCTCTGTGGATACTGAGGGTGTTTGGAGACTGTCTGTTACGAATACTGGGGTTAATAACTTCGTAAACATAACAGTCGGCCAGGTGGTTTTCATTACGGCAGCGGGTGTTATAACTGATGATTGGACAACCGCATATGCAATATTCGGTTATGCCTTGCAGCCTATCACTGGGATTGGGACGATGGTTATTGCCATCAAAGTCCACTGGATGTACCCATATTGGTACTACGATCCACAAGGTTAGTAGTAATTCAACAAAACAAATAGTTAGGAGGTAAAAATAATGCCAGCTTACGGAGTTTATCCAATAGCAGACGCCCAAGACCCAGGGGATGAAATATCTTCCACTTATGAAGGGCGTCACATTACTCTATTAGAGAGTGACCTTGTCCACCCTACCCATGCTGATGGGTTCGTGGACAAAGGAGACCCGATTGTTTCGGCAACGGGTAAACCCGCTATAGTCGGCGTAGCGTTCAGAAGCGCTACTGCTGCTACAGACAAAATTGCCATAGACACAGAAGGAATATGGAATCTTGATGTGGTAGCTGCTAACGATGCGGGTAATTCGGCTGTAGCAGGTTCAGACTTGCTTTACATCAACACTACTACGGCTGTAATCAGCAAAATTAGTAATCAAGCTACTCAAGTACCTTTCGGTTACGCACTGGGAATTGTAACATCAGGGGCTACGGCTGCAATAGCTGTTAAAGTCCACTTCGACCCCTCACTGGACAATGCCAAGAGGACTTACTACACCGTAACTAGCGGAACCTATACCTATGGGAAGCACCACACATCAATATTTGCTGGTGGTGAATCCACAGGGCTGGAGTATTTTGACCAGCAGGTTACTGGGCAACAGACGGGTGGGATTTACGGATTCGGCACATGGATGGAACTAGCAGCTGGATTTACTGCTAGTGTTCATCTACTCGTTGGGCATGAGGTTGGTATCTGGGACGCAGGTGGCACCCTGACTCTAAGCCGGGTAGTCATGCAGCAAATACAGGGCATCTTAGCATCTAATCCTGCAACCCTGCATCTGTGGAGAATCAACATCGCTGCTGAGGGTGGAGCAATCACAGCTATGTTTGCTGCTGCCAATCCTACTTCACTGGGTTATGTGGAGAATGGGGTGGAGACCAGCACTTGTCTAGGTTCGATTCCATTCGCTTCTATCGTGGGAGCAGCTTCTGACCCAGTATGGGTTCGTGTTTACGATGCTGCGGCATAAGGAGTAATAATGCGGAAACTTGATTTAAGCGACTATCAGTTTACAACAAAAGTCCAAAACCCAGTAGGAGGGGTAGAGGAATTTACCCTTCCCTATAAGGTAAAGGATTCTATTCTGAATATCATGTTCCTTCCTGATTTAAGATTGCAAGGTGCTGAATTGGTGAGACAGAATGTTCTAGCCATAAAGATTGAGCAGTCAGACGGGGAGGTCATGCTTGAGGAAGAGGAATATCAAAGAATTAAGAAAGCGGCTGAGGCATACAAATCTCAAAGCCGAGCTGATGTGGGGCTGATAGACCGCATACTCAACAAAACACTAGAAAATAAGGAGGAATAGAATGCCAGAACTATTAGAAACAATGAAATCCTGGGATAATTATGTGAGTCTCAGTGAAGTTCGAAAACCAGAAAACTATGATGAGCGGTTAAAGGAAACTATTGACCTGCTCACCAATGCCAGGGGATATGCATCTCATAGGCATGAGTTCATGCTTCGTGAGGCACTTACCACGAGTGACTTCCCCTATCTCTTTGGCGATGTTCTTGACAGGCAGGTTTTGCAATCTTATAAAGCTGTTGAACCTGTCTGGAAGTCTATCGTTAGAATGTCCACTGTACCTAGAATCTATCCTCAAGTGGGTGGGTACAGGTTCGCTATAACAGGTGGAGACCAGTATCTTGCCGAGGTTGCGGAGAAGGGTGAGTATCTTGCGACAGAGAGAAACGAGACCCGTTATGCTATGTATGTCAGGAAATACGGGCATCAGTTCGACATCTCATGGGAAGCCATGATTAATGATGACCTGGGGGCACTACAGGACACGCCCAAGAGGTTCGCAAAGGCTGCGGTTCGGACTGAACATCGTCTAGTTTCAGGAACGTATGTAGCCGACCTTGCGGGTGCTGTCAATCTATATGCTGGTGCTAACGGCAACTCAGGTGCTCTCCCGCTAACTGCCACTAACCTGGAGAATACTATTGAGGCGATGGTAGCATTCGTGGACGCCAATGGCGAGCCAATAATGAACCGACCTAAATATCTTGTTGTCGGCCCGGGACTTGAAATAACCGCTCGCCAAATCCTGACCTCTAGCGTAATTCAGAGGACAGATGGCGGTACGGCTGCTATCAATGCATGGCCGATGACTAATGTACTCCCCACTTTCGGGCTTCAGCTTGTAGTTGACCCGTACATCCCGATTTACGCTCCGGCTGCTGTCTTGTCGTGGTTCTTGTTTGCAGACCCATCTGACATCGCCGCAATGGAATACGACCATCTAAAAGGGCATGAGAGACCTGAAATCTGCATGAAGGCTTCCGATAAGGTCTCAATAGGTGGCGGGGAACTCAGCCCGATGACTGGTGACTTTGCTACTGACAACATATTCTATCGTGTTCGTCTGGTGGCTGGTTGCAATCGTCTGGACTGGAGAGCAACCTACGGACAACTAACTAACGTCTAATTCTCGATTCCAATCGGTAGGGGGAGGGTATTGAGGTAGCACCTCGTTAAAATTGGCTTCGCTATGCCAGCCTCCCCCCTACCTCTGGAGTTGATAATTCAGGAGGTAAAATATGACAGATACAACTTTTAGGACAGTATTGCCAGCGACTAAGGCTATTGATTTAGGGGATTCTACCTATGCAATGGCGTATAAGGAAAAGAGACTACCCATCGAAACACCCTTTACGGGTGCGGGAAATCTGGTAGTAGGGACTAATTTGATAGCCCCAGGAGCTGCCTTCAAACTGGTAGATATTTTGTTACATATTTCTAGTGCTCCAACTACAGGAGTACAGAACCTTGTTATCATAAAAGATGACGGCGTGGCTGCTGCTTATGACCTCGTTATATTAACGCTGGATTTGGTAGCCAACGCTATAGTCGATTTGAGAATTGAGCCGAATCTACTCTGCAAGGCAACGGATGTTATCACGGCAGCCTGGACTAACACAAATGCAAGAACCTATGGGTTGATATTCAAACATGAGTTGGTGTAAACATGATAGTTACTCTAAACGGCAGACCTAACGGGATAATCCGAAACCCTGATAGGGTGGATGATGACAATCAACAGACCATTGTCACTCATGGCAACCCAAGAAGAAGAGTGCCTATTTCTATCAACGGTCAGGTTCAAACAGGGGTAACAATAAATGGTTATGAATATCCGCCTTGCGAATCTGGTTGTGTTTTATACTTACCAGGGCTCCCAGGTTATGGCTCAACTATATGGGATAGGTCTAATCAGGACAATCACGGCACAATAACAGGTGCTACCTGGACAAGGCTTCCCAGTGGGCTGTGGGTACTAAACTTTGATGGGAATGACGATTATGTTGAGAAAACGGAGGCTAATTGGAGGAGCTCTGATGGTCTGGGTACTATCCTGATGTGGATTAACACTCCCGTAACGGGGGCAGAACAATGCTTGTTTGCTAGTTCTGATACTGGCACAAATACGAGTTACCTTGAATGCAGGATAAGAGCAGCAACAGACCGTTTACAAATGGCAACGCAGGATGCAGGCGGTACTCTTAATGCTGTACAGGGGGCAGAAGCTATCGCTGATGGCACTTGGCATCTTGTGGGGGTACAGTCCAATGGCACTGCTTGGTCTCTTTATAGAGATGGAGTAAGTGAGAATATTTTTGGTATAGTGGGGGCAAATATAGGAGACTGGTTTGGTGACATAACACTCAGAGATAATTTTTCAATAGGGGTTAGGCATAATACAGGTCTTGTTAATGATTTCACGGGGAAAATAGCTTTACCGAGGGTATTGAACATAGCTCTGTCTGACTCGGAATGGGAAAATATTTATCAACGAGAACGCTATTTATTTGGAGTGTGAAATGAAATATAGAGTAAGACTTGACCTTCCTCTTAATCAAGAAGCCGATGCAGAAGCTCTCATGGAGTTTGCTAAGAACCTCAAGGCTTCGAGTATTAATGAGGGCGAGAACAATGAAGAGATAGCTTTTTGTGACTACGAAATTTGCGGGCATGATGAAGGGCTACCTTGCCAGAAGATTGAACGAGTGGAAGTTAGGAACTTAGATGCCTCAAGACTCTCAGCCGATAGCTGACAAGGTTCAAATCGTATTAACTGATTCCCAGGGTAGAATTAAAGAATCTAAAATAGTGGGGGGCAAAAATGAGACAAGAAAAAGATATGGGATTCAAAACTGGATTAGGAATAAAAGGATTGTTCCATCTCGAATTAAGAGATGAACGTGGCAACCTGAAAGAAGAACGTATTGTCCATAATACAGTCACCGAATTGGGTGATGCTCACGTAGCCGATGCCATGAGTGACCAGGGTGAGGGTGCATTGGGTTATATGGCAGTTGGGACTGGTTCAGGGCAAGGTACTGGCTCAGTTGGGCTAGCAGTTAGCCTTGACAGAAATGCACTCACTTCGACTACTCAGGGAGCTGGTGCTGCTGATAATGATGTTGTCTTTGTAGGAACGTGGGCGCCAGGAGATGGTACGGGAGCAATTACAGAAGCGGGTATTTTCTTAGGTGATAATAATACCTCTCTGAACTATTACGCTGATTTCGCTGCTGCTAATAAGGCTGCTGGCGATACTCTTACGATAACCTGGACGGTAACATACGGAGCTTCCTAGTGCCAATTACCCCTGTAGACAAAGCCATATACCAGCTCTCCCATCATTCGAGAGAGCTGGTAAAAGTAGGGGGCTCGTATATTGAGCTACCACGCTTTAAAGGTGAATGTCTGCTAAAGCCCATTCTACAGATGGCGGGTAAACCTGTCCCCGTTTTGCAGGGGGAGGTAGTAGTATCAGAGAACCCCAAGATAAGACTATCTCAATCCGTTACCCCAGCTAATGAGTTTAACGAGTTTGGCGGTATTGACCAAGTTATAACATTACTCTCCAAACCAGCTTCTAATTTAATCACCTTTGACTATGAGAGCACAAAATTAGTACCTTATTTACAACCGCCATTAACGCAGGTTGAAATCAATGAGGGGTCTGTTAGACCCCCCCACATTGTAAACTCAATAGCTTGGTATCATAGTAAAAAAGGTGGTCTGGTAACAGTTGCCGATACTAAGAAGGGTATCACCACAGGTAAAGCTTTTCATCTTTACAGGATGATGGCGACCGATGCGCTAGGTAAGAAAATCTGGACGGACTGGGAGATTCTCAATACCTCCCAATACGGGTTAAGGATTGACCGGAAGTTCCTCAATGATGCTGCCTACCCTGTTACCATAGCCCCTATTGGTGATACATTCGGATATACGGCTGCTGGTGGTACAGCTTATTGGTATGGCGGTAATCAAGCTTTTGGGGCCAAGTATACGGCACCAGCAGATGGTACTTGTACCAGCCTCACTATGTCGGTTAGAAATACTGATGGGGTTAATGATGATAACAAAGGTCTTCTAGTTCTACAGTCTGATTTAACCATTGTAGCGAATGGCATAGGCAACGCAGTCACAGGCACTTCTAGTCAGTCCTGGAAGACAAGCCCTTTTGGTACCCCTCCAACCATTGTCAATGCTACGGTTTACTATTTAATGAACATCAGCAATAGTGGTGCTGGTGATGTAGCGACATACTATGATGCTGGGGATGCTAACCAGGCGGGACTTGACAACACTAATAATTATGCCAGCCCAGCAAATTTAGGAAGTTTAGCTTTCCAGTATGCCTACAAGGTTTCGCATTATATAACCTATACGGCTGGTGCGGTTGAACACGAGAAGAGTTTATCTGATTCACTTTCGATAAGCGACTCTCCAGCTAAAACTCTTGGTAAGATAGAATCCGATTCTATGGTAATAGCGGAATCTCTTATCAAGACAATTGGGAAGGTAGAGGCTGATTCTTTTTCAATAAGTGATTCAATTGGTAAGGGGATAGGGGTTATAAACTCTGAAACACTAGCCATTGTAGATAGCGTTTCGAAGGCTATTTCTAAAACATTTGCTGATAATTTTCTGATAACGGATTCTATCGCTAAGGCATTTTCGAAGGTAAGAACGGATGCAATGTCTATAGCTGATAGTATTATTACTAGCGTGCCTCATGTTCTTAATTTGTTTGATACACTGGTAATAACCGATTCATTATCTAAAACTATCGGGCGTATTGTGAATATATCCCGCATATCTGTCCAAAAGCTTGGCATAGCGAGGACACCTCTCTGGAGATATATCTCCAGGAGGTTTACTGCATGATAGGTGAGTTAAATGACAAATCTACCAGTGCCTGACTTCACCTTCATCTTAGTGGCTGATACCCAGATAGATTCGTCTATGGTAGATGATGTTATTTCGGATATAGCCACTGACGTGAACTCTATACCAGCCCCATACACTCCATCATTTGTTATGTTCGCTGGGAACTTGACAGACGAGCCAGACAAAATCTCTCTCAGTTATGCCAAGCGGTTAATGGATGATTTTGATATGCCTGCTTATCAGGCTGTGGGAAATCTGGATACTGGTACGGACAAATCCTATTGGGAACTCCTATTCGGTGCGAGGAATTATGCCTTCGACCAGGGTGACTACCATATCATTGTTCTCGATAGTACCCGTCCTGATAGCCTTCTTACCTATGGCGGTGGCTTTCTGAAGGATACGGTAGATTGGCTCACTAATCATCTGACAACTGTAAATACCTTGACTCCGCTTATCGTGGTTACTCACCATCCTTTCTGGAGTCCCATGCAGTACAACCCCCGGACTAACTTGTTCTGTGATGTCGAAAATCCTGATGATGTTTTAGACCAGTTTGCTACCTATAATCTGGTAGCTGTGTGCTCAGGTCATACCAGACAAAGTATGCAGTACACCGATTTCGATGGAGTGCAGTGGATTATCACTGCCTCAGCTGACGCTAACGATACGGACAACGTAGACTACTCACCTCCAGGCTATATGCTGGTTGAGGTTTACGAGGGTTACGTGAAAGCCTACTGGATTCCAGTCGGTGAGGTTGACGCTTACTACATTTATCCAAAGGTCAACGAGGTCAGTGTCGGGCCTGCAGATGCAGATTATATAGGGACTACCAGTGATGAAATTCAGGATGCAGTGGATTATTGTCAAGGACTCGGCGGTGGCACGGTAGTTATTAAGGCAGGAACGTACACCCTTCTTGAGACTGGTACTTACTCGCTTCCCGTCAGACTTCCAAACAATGTATGGCTAATAGGAACAGACGAGGACACCTGCATTCTACAGGTTGAGGCTGGAACAACTAATGTCAAGGCTATATCCCATGAGAGTCTAGGCTTTCAGAATAATCGCATCGAAAGCCTGACCATAGACGGTAATAAAGATAACTGCCCTGACCCACCTGTCTCCCATGTTTGGTTCTGTGGTACATTCTTTGAAAGCTACCAGAGTTCATACAGTTCTAATGAATCACAGTACGCTAGAGACATTATTATCGAGAATGTTACCTACAAGAACTTTAAGCACACAGGTTGGTCACACTATGGTAACAGAAGGTTTGCGGTAAGATTCTGTACCTTTGACGAATGTGGTACTGCAATGACTCCCGACCATCCCTGCCAGTACGGTATTATGGAAGGGAATACGATAACCAATACTGATAACGGCGTTGAGGGAGCTGACTGTTCTTATAATTATTATTACAACAACACTCATACGGGTATAGATATGGCGGTGGATATGTGGGGTAATTACTTGGCAGGTGCTCCAGTCGTAGGCAATAAGATACTTTACAATACGTTTGACACTTCGCTTGCGACAATGGGTAGCTATGTTCTTGACCTGGACACTACTCCAGCCGTTGGCGACACCAATGATTTTGAAGTATACGGTAATGAGTTCATAGATATTATTCACGGAGACGGTTGCGTAGCTTTCGATGTTGCACCTCCTAACACAAATGTGCTTGGCAACAATACTTTCACTGATGTCACGGTTGCTACCGAAGTTTATGGCAATGCTCCTTCTATAGACTTGACCGCCCCAACAGCCTTTGACTTTTCCGGTGTTCCTACTGCTGCTGCTGCTACGGTAGAAGCAACTGGTGGTACGTGGCAAGGTGGAGCACCCAATTACAGATTCCAGAAGGCAGAGTTTGATGGTGATGGGACTCCTACTATAACTACCAGTAGTTCCCAAGCCAGTGCCACTTACGAATGGACTAATCTGAATCCTAATTTTACTTATGCTTTTAGGGTACAGTCCTATGCTAGTAGTACATGGCAGAGTGCCTGGACTGAATGGATATACCTCAAAGACGAGCTACCAAACACCAAGCCTCTGCTACTTTCCATTGGTAATAAGACAGTAAGGGACTTAGCCACACTTGAGTTCACCATCTCAGCTACAGACGAGGATGATGACGAGCTCACTTACTCAGCTTCTAATCTTCCTGATGACGCAACCTTTAATCCAGCAACTCGAACCTTTAGCTGGACTCCCTCTGGTGACGAAGGGCTTTATGAGGATGTTGTTTTCAAGGTCACTGACGGTGTAATAGAATCCTCAGAAACTATTGATATTGTGGTCACAGCTATGAAGGTTATGGCTGTATGGGGTGTGACCTCAACAATACTCGCTACTGAAGCAGAAATTACAAGATTGGTTGGTGTATGTGAGGCTGAGGGTTGCAATGTAGTTATGCTCCAGTATTCTGCCGAGTCCTATGTGAATTTTATTACTGCTGCAAATGCGTCTGCAATAGATACATGGGTTATGATAAGTGGTAGTCGTATCGCCATGTCGTGGGCTGACCTGACAACATACCATGCAGCCCAAATTGAGATTTTGCTTCAACACAACATTGATAATCCTACCAAACGGATAGTCGGTGTCTTCTGGGATATTGAGCCAGTACCTTCTGGCGAGTATAGTGACTACAATACTTACATGAATGCTATGAAGGAGGTTGAAGTCGAAAAACACACCATCCTGACCCAGGGGCTAACACTATCAATCTATATAGCTCTAACTGACACACCGGATGGGCGGGCTTTGATTAATCAATTTGATATTGTCTGCCTGGATAGTTATGCCGATCAATTAGATAAAGGCACAGGTACAGGGTTGGGTATTATTGGTAGGGCTGCTAATGCTGGAATTGAGGTAGTAGAAGCGGAAATGATACCTTTCCTGATTGGTATTGAAAGTGACCAGTTAGGTGGTGGCGATAACCTTGAGTGGTCGATATGTGAAGAGGGGAAGGATGGTTATTATCAACTAGAGGTACAAGCAGACAAATACTTTACAGGCAATTATACCTACTACAATGGGCAGTTTCATAGTCAATATCAGAGGTCAGCCGAAACGTGGCATCAGATAATATCAACGAGTTTCGAGTATGTCGGGCAGACAATAACTGCCTCTGTAACTCTCAAGAACTCAGGCTATTACCAGACTTCTTCTCGAGGAATTGTCATGCAGGTCAAGGATATCTACGGCAATTTCTATGAAGAAAGCTACATTCGGAATATAGGTGCTATGGAAGAATTGCCCCTTATTCTTGAATTCACCTTACCAGGCGGAGTTGACCTCAGTACCAGCGAAGTCAGGGTAATCGCTTACGACATAGATAAAAGGGGTACTTCCCGTGACCCTGTTTACGATAATTATGATGACTATATTGTGTCACACGGACTCCCAGCGGATATTGAGGATTTTGCTCTAATTGGTGACGCACCAAGCTATACGGCTTCTGTAAAGGCTGACCCTGACGTTATCTTTGATGGCTATGGTCTAAGTGAAGAGCAACTCATCGTTCTCGATTATAGTGTTTGGGGCAATATCCTAGAGGGCGGGGAAGGGGAAGCCCTCGAAAAGAATTTAAGTGATGCTCTTACAATAGGAGATTCAATAACAAAGGCTTTTGCGCAAGTACAATCCGATTCTATTGCAATTGCCGATAGTATAAACAAGGGGCTGGGAATTATAAAATCCGATTCTATAAATATAACCGATTCCATTGGGAAATCACTCAACAAAATATTCTCGGATGCCTTAACGATAATCGACTTTAAGACCGCCTATTTAGGAGAGGCATTATCAATAGTGCTGCATGACACACTGGTGATATCCGATTCTATTAGAAAATTATTTGATAAAGCACTCTCAGATACTTTAACGATAACTGATTCCATAGCTGCTCATTTAGGAGGGGTGTTATCAATAGCTCTTCACGATACGATGACAATTGCTGATTCTCTTGTTGGAACTATTCGCAGTCGCATCCTATCACGTCTGCCTGCGGTAAGGACAATTTACAGGAGGTTTATCGAATGACCTATACATACGATATTACGGCTACAGTAGGTAAGATACGCCTCAAAATAGGTGATAAGTTCGACCCTTATGTTTTCACCGATGAAGAGTTGACTGAGTTTTATACTCAGGCAGGGTCTATCAACCTGGCTTCTGCTGACGCTTTGGAAGCGTGGGCATCTACCTATGGGGCTAATGCTGATTCCGAACACATCGGGGACTATTCTTATGCTCAGAAGATTATAGATAATATGCTCAAACTATCTGAGAGATTAAGGGAAACGGAATCTGAAACACCCTCTATAACATGGGCTGAGCC